ACCGCGTTCCTAACGAACACGGGAATGCAAGAATACGAACTCGACACCGGGCAGACGCAAACCAAAGTCAAGCGCGCCGACCTCACGCAACAGCGGCTTATGTACAACTCGCTTTTAAACCAATACTCGACGCTTTACGCTCGTGTAAACGGGTGCGGGTCGACTCGAGTTCGGGGGGCTTGGTAAGCCATGGGCAGAATCCTCGACGGGCTCCAAACTATCCGCGACCGGTGGAAGCTATCGCGGCTTTTGAAGCACCCGACCGCCGGGCCCGAAATGCAATTGCAACGCATGTTGGCGTCACCCGACGACGCGGCCGCGACGCCTCGAGCCTACGCGCAAACATGGAACGGCGAAAAATTTGCCGGGGGCATGTTCGACAACTTCGGCGCCGGGCATCAAATGTGGACCGACTACTATTTGCTTCGGGCTCGAAGCGAAGAGGTATTCCAGCGCAACCTATACGCGCGCGGTCTAATCAAACGGCTAGTCACTAACGAGATTCACACCGGGCTAGCCCTCGAGGCGACGCCGGCGGCGAAGCTGCTAGGCCGCACGTCGGAGGATATGCTTGACTGGTCCGAAGACGTCGAGTTGCGTTTTCGGATGTGGGCGAAGTCGGCGAAGGTTTGCGACCATAGCGAGCGCCGTACCTTCGGACAAATCCAAGGGCTAGTTCGGCGCGAAGCGCTTGTCGGCGGCGATTGCTTAGTCGTGCAACGGCAACACCCCGTTACCAAGTTGCCGACCATCGAATGCGTACCCGCGCGAAACATCGGCGGCGGGTTCACCGACGAAACGCCTAACGGTAACGTCGTGATTCACGGCGTCGAGGTCGACGCCGCCGGGCGGCACGTCGCGTTCCACGTTTGGAGTTCTTACGACCAACGCGCCGGCACGTCGCAACGCATCCCCGCGTTTGACGAAGCCGGGCGCCGCACCGCGTGGATGGTTTACGGGTCCGACCTTCGCACCCACACCGTGCGAGGTGAGCCGCTGCTAGGCATCGTCTTGCAGTCGCTAAAAGAAATCGATAAGTACCGCGATAGCGCGCAACGCAAAGCCGTTATCAACTCAATCCTTGCGATGTTTATTCGCAAGGGCCAAGACAAAATGTCGTCGCTACCCATGAGCGGCGCGGCGGTATTGACGGGCGAAGTATCCCCGGGTCTAGCCGGCGGGGCCACCACAACGCCGCGCAATTTCTCGCTAGCCGACCAAATACCCGGCGTCGTCTTCGAGGAGTTGCAACAGGGCGAAGAGCCCGTCGGCTTCGATAACCGCGGGACCGATACCGCGTTTCCCGTCTTCGAGGCTTCGATTATTTCGGCTATTGCGTGGACCCAAGAAATCCCCCCGGAGATTTTGACGCTATCTTTCAACTCGAACTATAGCGCGTCACAAGCCGCGCTAAACGAGTTCCGAATCTATCTCGAGTTGCGGCGCGTCGACTTCGGCGAACAGTTCCTATCGCACGTCTATTCGGATTGGCTCCTAAGCGAAGTGTTACGCGGCCGCGTCGACGCGGCGAGCCTGCCCGCCGCCGCCGCTAACCTCGAGCGCTTCGACATCGCCGCGGCTTGGACGTGCGCCGACTGGACCGGCGCAATCAAGCCGACGACCGACCCACTAAAAGCCGTGCGCGCTGCTATCGAAGCAATCGACGCGGGGCTAATGACACGCGAGTACGCGTCGGCGACTTTGTACGGTCGGCACTTCGAGCAAAATGCGAAGGTGCTAGGCCGCGAAAATCAAACGCTTGCCGACATCAACGCGCCACTTGCCGGTGTGGCCGGCGAGATTTTGACACCCGACACGACCGACACCGACGTCGACGAACCCGACGTCGACGACAACAACGAAGACGGCGAGCCCGCAAACGACGAGGACGAATAACGATGCAATGGCTTTTACATCACGACCAATACGCGAGCATTGTTGACCAACACGACGAACTCGCTAGCGTTGCCCTCAAATCTAACGCGGCCGTCGCCGAGTTTTTCGGCGTTACCGAAGAGGCCGTCGCCTCCGCTCGAGCCGAAGGGGAGTCGACCGCTGTACGCCTCGACGTTAGCGAAGGCGTCGCAAACATTTCGGTACGCGGCCCGCTGCTAAACAAACCTTCGTGGGTTTACGATTTGTTCGGCATCGTCTACAGCGATTACCAAACTATCAGCGCGCAAGTAGAAGAGGCGAACGCGTCGGACAAAGTCGACCGCGTCGTGTTGGACGTCGACTCCCCCGGCGGCATGGTGCTAGGTGCGTGGGAGGCCGCCGACGTCGTGCACGCATCGGCGAAGCCCGTGCACGCGCAAGTGCGAGGTATGGCGGCGAGTGCCGGCTACTTGCTCGCGTCGCAAGCCGACACCATCGCCGCGACAAGTCGAGGCGACCAAATCGGGAGCATCGGGGTAGCGACCGAACGCTACATTTCAAACCGTCGGGTTAGCATCGCTAGCACCGACGCCCCACGCAAGCGACCCGACGTCGCGTCACCCGAAGGGGTCGGCATGGTGCGACGGGAACTCGACGACCAACACGACCTTTTTGCCGACGCCGTCGGACGGGGCCGCGGGGTATCGAGGGCAACCATCGACGCCGACTTCGGGCAAGGTGGGGTGCTACTGGCCGGCGAGGCCGTGCGCGTAGGCATGATTGATTCGCTAGAGGGGCCCGCGCTAGGGGCCGTTGCGGGCCCGGCTTGCCCTGTGGTCGCCACGGGTGCTAGCGTTTCGGCCATGAACAAGGCGACGTTACGTGCCGACCACCCCGAACTGTACGCGGAGGTCGTCGCAATCGGCGCCGCCGACGAGCGCGCGCGGGTGCTTGGGCATATCGAGCTAGGCGAAGAGGTCGACAATTTGTCGGTCGCCGCCGAGCAAATCAAAGAGGGCAAAGCGGTTACGGGTACCCCGTACTACAAAGCCCAATTGAACCAAAACCGAATCGCCGCACGCGGCGAGGGAACCCCGGCCCCTCTCGGCGCCCCGAAGCCCACCGCGGGCGTCGAGGACGACCTTGAAATGTGGACCGACGCCGCGCGGGCTAACGGCACCATCGTCGACCCGAACGGACCCGGAGGAAATTAAGTCATGGTTGCTACACTCGATATCGACATCACGCCCGCGATTACCGAACAAGGATTTTCGGAAGAGGGAACTTTTATTTCGCTCGCCGCCGAAACATACGTCGCCGGCACCGTGCTTGGTCGCGTTACCGCGTCGAACAAGTGGACCCCGTATGTGTCCGGCGCTGCCGATGGCAGCGAAGTCCCTAAGGCTATCCTTATGGCCGACGTCGTCGCCACGGGCGCCGCTCAAGACATTCCCCTTTTCGTTATGATTTCGGGTCGCACGAAGTCGTCACTTACCATCGCGCACGGGGTCGGCCCCGTGACCCTTGCCGAAGCCGACGCGTTGCGTAGTTACGGCATCATCGTTCAGCCCGTTACCGAGCTGAACATTTACGACAACAGCTAATCGCTAGTCGCCAGACACGAGAGAAAACATCATGCCTATTGACGCAAAGCGACAAGCATTTTTTCAGACCTTCGAGGAGCAGCGCGAAGCTACCAGTTTCTTGCAACGGCTTTTCAAGGTGCGCCCAGGTAATCAGTTTTTGACTGAGACGGTGCACATCGACATCGTCCGGTCAAAGAACCCCGTAGCGATTCCGGTCACACCCGGGAGCCCCACGAACATGGCGGGCCCCCGTCTGAACAAAGCCGACCGATTCTCGAACAAAGAGTTTGTGCCGGCCGACTACAACGAAGGGCAGGCCGTGCAGATGCAAGACGTGCTCAAGCGGTACGCCGGAACCAACCCTTTCGAGGTGCCGCAATTCCGCCGCGACTTGCTCGCGCGAATCATGCGAACGTCTGCCAAGATTGGCAAAAAGTTCGTGCGCGCCGCGGAGCTTCAAGCGTCGCAGGTCTTGCAAACCGGTGCCCTCGACCTAGTCGACGCGAACGGCGTCACCATCTACAGCGAAGACTTTTTGCCGAAGGCTACGCACTTGATTACTGCCGGCGTTCCGTGGGCAACCGTGACCGCGCCGGTGCGTCAAGACTTGCTCGACATGGCTCGAGTTATTCGCGTCGACTCAGGTATCGACTCGAAGCTAGTAATCATGGGCGAAGACGCCTTCGAGAACTTTCTAAAGAACGACGAAATTAAAGACAACTTGAACTTTCGTCGGGCCGACGTTATCTCGATTGCGCCGCAACTCATGGATTCGGGCGCGACCTTGCAAGGTCGTATCTCTATCGGAAACTACAAGTTCGAGATTTGGACGTACTCGGGATTCTTCGACCACCCCGACACCGGCGTCGCTACCGACTACATCGACAAAGACAACGTCATTATGTTGAGCGACCGAACCCGCCTCGACAAGTTGTCGTCGGCACCCGACCTCGCCATCGTCAAAGACGGCCGGCTTACACAGTTCGAGCCCGGCCGACTTATGGGCGGCGAGATTGACGTCACCCCGCACGTCTGGATTAGCGAAAATCTCAAGACGCTCAACGTGGAACTTGCCGGCCGCTTCGTCATGGCGCCCACGCAAATTGACGGCTTCGCCCGTCTTTACACCGGCGTCTAAGTCGGCACCGGACACCGCGCGCCCCGTACCCCTCGAGGGGTCGGGGCTTCGGTGGTAGAGGCAAGCCATGGCAAAATCCCGCTCGAAGAAAACCAAACCGCCCGCCGCCGCATCGCTCGCCGACGACGCCGCCGCCGCGGCATCGGCGGCCGTTGCCGAACTCTCCCCCTCTGCACTTGACGACGCCGCCGCCGCTGCCGCCGCGACCGTCGCCGCCGCCGCCGCCGAAGCGAAGGCCGCCGCCGATAAGGCCGCCGAAGTCGCCCACGCGCAAGCGCTACTCGACGCGAAGGCCGACGAAGAGCGGCTAGCGTCTGCAAAGATTGAGGCCGACAAAGCGACCCGCGACGAAGCGGCCGCAATCAAGGCCGCCGACGACGCGAAGGCCAAAGCCGCCGACGCGGTAGCGAAGGCGAACGCCGCCGCGCTCAAAGCCGAATCGGCATCCTCAAACCGCGCCCGCAAATCGCTCGCCGTCGCCGACTACAAAGCCGGCGTTAGCTACAAAGTCGCGGCCGGCGTGTCTATCACTTCCCTTCGTGGCATCCTCAAACCCGGCGACCCCATCGACGCTAGCAGCTTCAAAGACGGCGCGGCCGCTATGAAACGCCACGTCGAGTCGCGCGCCGCTGTCATCGCCGACTAGATGGCAGGGCTACGCACGCAAGCTGAAGCCGACCTAGCGTTTATCGTCGAAGACGATGTCGCCGGGTTTGGCTGGCCTATCGTGCTCACTAGCCCCGCCGACGTCGCTACGCCGCTCGTCGCCATCACGACTAACACCATGGATATGTCGGACCCCGACACCGGCACCGGTGTCGCCGTGCGTCGTAACAGCGTCGCAGTGCGCACGTCGTCGCTCCCCGGCACGACCCCGGCCGACTACCCCGTCGCCATCGCCGACCCGGCCTCGAAGCCGTGGCGGGTCTCCTACGACGACTTGCGCGGCAACTCTCACATTTACCGGGTGCGAGACACCGAACCCGACGACACCGTCGGCGTTATCGTCTTGCACCTCGAGCCTTGGACCCCATGACGGCCACAATCGAGACACTGATAACGGGGGTCGATACCTCCGAAATCATCGGCGACCGTATCGCCGAAATCTTGGTCGACGAACTTGCAAACCAAGTTGTGTTAGCTAC